TACGGCTATCATTAAGGTACGGCTATCATTAAGGTACGGCTATCATTAAGGTACGGCTATCATTAAGGTACGGCTATCATTAAGGTACGGCTATCATTAAGGTACGGCTATCATTAAGGATTACGGCTATCATTAAGGTTATCACTACGGTAATACTGGTATGTAACTCAATTGATCATTCATCCTTGCGCTATGTATTTGGACTCTTTGCGGCGTCTGGGTAACTTGATGGTCGTCTTTGGTACGTTTACAGCTTCCTTGTCTTGAATCGTCCGCGGCGCACTCTCATCTAGGAAGAGCCTGTTCACTGAACCTCCGTGTTCCTTATATTTCTTAACACGGCTTCTGAGATGTTTGAGGAGTGGTTTGAAGTTGTCTTCAAAATCTATCACGATAGGTTCTACGTTCTCTCGTCTCATGCACCTGCCCAGGAATTGCTCAAAGTACTCGAGCACGTCCGCGGCCATACAGAGAGCGTCGATGGGCGAGTGGTCGAAGCCGACTCCTATCTTTGGCGTTGTTCCAATGAGGATCTTGGCAGACTTGTCAAACTCACGGGAGGCTCCGACGATGGTCTCACTGTCAACCCCCTTATTTCTGAAAAGGGTCTGCAGTGTCCTGGCGTGCTCAACCCTCTTGACCAAAATGAGCCATGTTCTTTCTGGGAAGCGACACACTGCATCCACGACCATCTGATTGCGCTGCGGGTCCTCCGCCTGAGATGTCAGCACGGCAGACCAATCCAGTTGGCCGCTGTGAAGCTGTATGCGCGTCTCGGGTGTGAAGTTGGTTTTGATGCAATACACCGTATGTTTCCTGAAGAGTTTACTACCAACCACGTTTTTCCCAAAGAACCAAGCAATAGCTGGCTCAAAGGGGTCCATCTTGGGACGATATGGGGTAGCGGAGAGGCCGATGACGTAGTCGGGTTGAAATTTGAAGAACGCTTTGTGAAGCACCTTGGTCACGATCTGGTGCAATTCATCCACCACGAGTAGTTTGATATGCTCAAAATCGTTGAACATAAACCTCGTCTCGTTGATGGGCTTCTTCAGGATGATGGGGTTCATGAGATAGACGTCGACTTCGGGATCGATAGGTTTCGTAGATGTGATCTTGGCCACCTTCTTGTCTGGAGCATTCCTGGCTATGGCATCCACCCATTGGTCCATGATAAGGGCCTGTTTCACAAAGATGATGGTGGGTTCATTGATGGTACATATCATCTCAATTGAAGTGATGGTCTTTCCGAAGCCGGGCTCCGCCGAGATCACGATTGAGCCTGTGTTGTTGAGGCTCTTTATTGCGGCGTCGCGAACCTTCTGTTGGTGCGGTCGAAGGGTTCCCGTAAAGGATGTTGAAGAGCTGTCATTAATCTGTTTGAGGGCTACGGAAGGTTGCTGCGAAGAGTCGTTGACATCAGAGGAACATCTATTTTTTACAAACGAGCGTGCAAAACTGAAAGGAAGAACCACATGGCGGCCCGAGGGCGGCCCTTTTACAACATCAAATACATCAATATCTTCGTTGTTCCCACAGGTGATAGTCAATGTCGTATCTATATGTTTCTTGTCGTGATCGGATAGACCACTAAGGGGTAGTTTAACAGACATTTTTACTTAAGATCAATATCCTTAGGGGGTTAAATTCAAATTTCCTACTCATAAACAATGATGAACACCATGAACATGTTCCCATTCTTTATCGAGTGTAGCAAACACTACCAGGACGAACCACACAAACAGAAGTTCCTTCAGAAGATCGCATTTGGTCACGGCATCCACATCATCAAGCGTAAGGACAAGAACATCCTCGTCGCCCCCTACGGAGAGTTTGTCATACCGGCCACCTACTCAGACAAGGCCCGCCGCGACCTGGCTTCTAAGCTCTGGGAGGTAAACGACTTCACGCGCCTGGAGGACTGCATTGAGAACACGCGGCAGACCTGGCACACGACCAGAAAGAAGGACAAGATTTATCTCCTCTACAAGTACGTTACGTCATTAACCGACCTCACCCGATCTCAGAAGATGGCCGTGTGCAACATCCTCGTGCTGGCACTACTCCTGAAGATGATCAAACCCATGGACATAGACTACAAGGATAGCAAAATAGCGAATGTGAACGAAGACCTCATTAAGAGAGAGACGTACACCCATATGAATTTCGTCTACGACTACTCGGGCCCGCAGCACGGTAAGACAGGCGGCGACATGTTCACCGCCACGTACACAGTCGAGGAAGACGAAGACGATTGCCCCTGATCATGACAAGGGGTTAGGGAATGGTGACCAGCATAAAATGGAAAATATAGAAGAAAAGGCAGATCAGCAAGGGAGCGGCTACGAAGGCGACCGAGCGGCTAGCGACCTTCGGTCGCCGGCGGGCTTGCGGGGCTCTGCCCCGCCTTCCGTCGCCCGTCCGCCCCGCAAGCTCGGTACCTTCGGTATTATAACTAGTGTTCATTATCTATCAGATAATGAAAAATCAACCATTTCGTGGCAAAATTTGAATAGATTTATTGACGAACAATCTAATATATTAAAAGGATGAGTAATACTAAGAATCATCACGCCATGTCCCTCAATGAGTTCCTACGGGAAATGAAAGCACCCAATGACCCCGCCCATACACATGTGTCAATGGGCACCCCAAGAGGCACCTATGCCTTCGGGTTAAAGATGAAGGACTTCTGGCAGATATACAATGTCAACTTGTCTCAAAAGAAGCTTATGTATCTCGCTGAAAACCCAGGCAAGGAGACACCCATCCTGGTTGATATTGACCTCAGAGTCAAGAAGTCAGTCCTCTCTAAGGACGAGGAGAAGCGCCACCTCTACACCGATGATCAGGTCGTAGAGATCGTCAGTGCGTACCAACAGGCAATCCATGAGGTTGTAGACTTCGCAAACGTAGATGCTGACAAGCGAGACAGCGCATACACGTGCGTGCTACTTGAGAAGAAGCCCTATGAGACCGATATATGCGGAGAGAAGTACATAAAGAACGGCTTCCATCTCCACTTCCCCAAACTGTTCCTTGATAAGAAGGTGCTAGAGGTCTACATCATCCCCAAGGTGCAGGAGCGCATCAACGGCCTGTTCGACAACATCGGCGCCAAGGACTTCCTAGACACCAATTCCATCAACGTCCACTGGCTCCTTTACGGCTCTAGGAAACAAAACAATGCCCCATACAAAGCAACCAAGTGCTTCCTTAAAGATGCGGAGGAGGTCAGCCTTGAGGAAGGGCTGAGCGACTACGTTTGTAGCAGGTACTTAGGTGAGACAAAAGATGACGTCAAATGTGAAGGCAACGTGAAGGCTATGCTGCCCCGCATCCTCTCCATCTTCCTTTACGACAGAGCAGATCACTACTTCTACAACCCCAAACCCAGTGTAACCACTCCCCTTATGAAGACCTTTGAGATGGTCAAAACGAAGAGGAAGCAATACGACAATGACTCTGTTGAGAAGCAGCTCCAGGATGCACAGCAGCTCATCCAAATGTTGAACTCCTCACGCGCCGATGACCGCTCTACCTGGCTGCGCGTCGGGTTCTGTCTTTGGCAGATCAGCGGTGGTGACGACGACGGCTTCTCGCAGTGGCTCGAGTTTTCCGAGCAGAGCGATAAGTTCGACGAGAGCGAGTGCCTGTCCCTCTGGCAGAAGATGCGCCCCAGTAGTCTCACGATCGCCACGCTCAAGTTCTACGCCAAGCTGGACAGCCCCGAAGAATATGAGAAGATGATAGAAGATAAGACCGAACACCTGGTCATCGAGGCCGTCAACGGATGCCACACCGACGTTGCCAAAATCTTGAACAACGAGTACGACAACGAGTTTGTGTGTACCTCAATCAGCAACAAGGAATGGTACCAGTACAAGGACCATATCTGGAAGCCCCTAGACAGAGGCACCAGGCTCCGCGAACGCATATCTGACGAAAACGGCATCATCATCAAGCAGCTCAAGTCTAAGCGTCGCGACATCTACAGCACGCTAGAAGACCTGGACGGAGACGACCCTGAGAAGAAGGACTGTGAGAAGAAGCTCAAGACGATCAACAACCTCGTCAGACAGTGTAAAGCAACACCTTTCAAGAACGCTGTGATGGTAGAGTCGCAAGAGGTGTTCTATAACCCTGATTTCCACAACCTCCTAAACAAGAATCCATACTTGGTCGCCTTCAAGAACGGCGTCTACGACTTTGAGAACGACAACTTCAGAGACGGTAACCCAGAGGACTACATCTCAGTGGCGCTACCTATTGAATACACAGACTACGGCTCATTTGACCACCCAGATGTGATGGAGGTAGACGACTTCTTTCAGAAGGTCTTCCCAGACCATGAGGTCCGCGACTACTTTCTGGACCAGGCATGCCATGTCTTTGTGGGAGGCAACCACCACAAGGTCATCCTGTTCTGGACCGGCGAGGGCAACAACGGCAAGACGGTCACGCAGACCTTCTTTGAGAAGATGCTCGGTAAGCTGGCCGTCAAGTTCAGTACATCTCTCCTCACGGGTAAGAAGGCCAATCTCGGTGCTGCCAATCCTGAGATGGCTCGCGCTGGTGATGGTGTGAGGTGGGCTGTCATGGACGAGCCCAACGCCGACGAGATGATCAGCTCAGGTACGCTCAAGGCTCTGACTGGCAACGACTCGTACTGGGCCCGTGACCTGTTTCAGAAGGGTAAGGAGACTAGGGAGATCCAGCCTCTGTTCAAGTTGCATATGATTTGCAACAAGCTTCCAGCCATCAAGGACGCAGACAAAGCGACGTGGAACAGGATCCGTGTCATCCCCTTTGAGAGCACCTTCAAACCTGAGAATGAGTGCCCCCAAGACGTTGAAGAACAGATCAATCAGAAGATCTTCCCCATGGACAAGAACTTCACAAACAAGATTCCGAGGATGGCGCAGCCGCTGGCCTGGTACCTCATTCAGAGATGGCGCACCATCAGGAAACTAGAGCCCGTGGAGCCTGAGAAGGTCAAGGTGGCTACTGACACATACAGGCAGGAGAACGACATCTACAAGCGGTTTGAGGAGCAATGCATCTTCGCGAAGCCGGATTCCAGGCTCACTCCTGCCACACTCTACTCTCACTTCAAGGAGTGGTTCAGGGAGGAATGCCCCAACTACATCACCCCGACCAGGAGCGCCGTCAGACAGCACTTCATCATGCAATGGGGTGAGCTCCAGAAAGGTAAGTACTGGTCTCACAAGACGTGCAGTCAGTTTCCAGTCAATGACAATGACGAAGACGAAGATGAAGACAGCGGAACCGAGGGAGTAAAAATCAACCCATACCTGTAATCAAGAATACTCAGATGTACCATATGTGCCTTAGTAGTTAGATTTGATAGTAAGTTTAGATTTGTAAGTTAGTCGTAACCCTCAGGGGTTATGACATGATTAGATATATGTTTACTCTTCGTCACGCTGGCGCATATCTGCGAACTGGAGGTAGTCGTCGCATCCAAACCTGAAGTCCGGGACTTGGTCTGCCTTGAAATAGAAGACGGCGTCGGTCCACTCGTTGCTCTGGATCTGGTTGTTGATGTAGATACACGTGTAGTCGGTGGTGAGTTCGTTCATGAGCTGGCAGAAGATGGCGTATGAGGGGATGATGCTGGCGAAGTTCTTGTAGATCTTTTCGCGGTTGGCCTGATTGGGATCCCTGAAGATGAACACACCGTCTATGTTGGTTCTGATGTTGGGTTTGAAGTCAAACACATATTGGTTTGCGAAGATGGCCAACATGTTCCAGTGCCGCCCGTTCTTGAAGAGTCCCTGGAGCAAGGGGTCGTTGAAAATCTTGACGTCGTCCATACAGTCGTCCATCACAAGCACTGCCCAGGCGTTGGGTAGATGTTCTTTGGCGAGCTTCTGACGTTTGATGAAGTCTGCGACCACGTCCTTCTTGTACTTCTCGTAGATGAAGAGGTCTGGAAAGAGACGTGAATAGAACTTGTTGCTGTCCTCGGAACCTGAGATGACGAGGCCAGTAGGGATGACGTGCTTCTTGGCGTACAGAAGATGCTTGATCAAAACGGACTTGCCTGAGCCGGGTTTGCCAATGATGGTGATCTTGGATCCTCCCAGGTTGGATTTGAGGCTCTCGGCATTTGGTCTGATGGAGTCTATGTTCAATTCCTTGATAGAAATCGTTTTAACCATTTTTCATCAAGAGTTAGATCTCTAACCCCCTAACGGGCTTGCGGGGCCGCTCGGTCGCTGCCCGGTGACCATCGCGAGTTGATTGTAAAGAAGGATATACTCAAAAAAATTGAATTATGAATAGTAATGATGATAGAAAAGAATAAAGCAATCATGTCTAACCAAATAGTCAACGTTATCTCCGCTGAACAAGACCCCGCATTTCACAAACTCAATGTAGAAAACATCGTCCTTGATTTACCCAAGTACGCCCCTGCCCCCGGGCAGAAAGGTATCTGGCTCAACATCAAGTACAAATATAGCAAAAATGGAAAGGAAAAACAGGACAAACTCAAGATTCAGACATCCGAGCTATTCTCGTACGGTATCTCACGCTATGGTATGAAGGCCAATCTCGGTGCTGCCAATCCTGAGATGGCTCGCGAAGATACGTCTCCCCCCAAGATGTGTTTTGTCATGGTGAACAGGAAGCTTCGCGAGGCCATAGCCAAAGGTGAGGATATCAGTGAAGAGGATGCCGAGGACATCAAGGTCGAAGACGAGACCATCAAGATGTTGGAGGACATCACTGAAAAAGTCAAGGAGCTCATGAAGGAATCCGATATGATCAATGCCCTCGGTAAGCAGCGCGACAAGAAGAAGTGGCTCATCAACGTCGATGGCATGGAGATCATCAAGAGGAAGGAGCAGGAGAACGGCATCGACTCGGTCTACGTCTACTCCAAAGTCGTCACAGCCAACAATTTCATGAAGACCAAGTTCCACATATTAGACGACAACGAAGAAGAGGGCGTCAGGGACCTCGACCAGGACGAGACCGTAGAGACGCTTGAGAAGAAGGAGTTCAACTGTAAAGCCACAGCCATGCTCGTGATTGACAGTGTCTTCGTGGGAACGGAGCCTTACCTACAGGTGAAGCTGGCTGAGGCCGTGATAAGCGAGTTCAGCGAGTACAAGGTCAAGCGCAACATCATCATGCCTGCTCGCCTCAGGAACAAGTCAGCTGACAAGAAGAAGTCAAATAGTAAGCTGTATGACTCTGACTCTGATTCCGATGACGACAAGAAGGACACCAAGAAGACCACAAAGAAGGTTATCAAGGACGACTCTGACGATTCAGAATAAACTGGGATGCGGTACTTTTTATTATTAGGCCAACAGCGCACGGTCGCAGGAGGACTTCCCTCCATCTAAATTTAACCCTTCGGGGTTAAATTAACAGAATGGGTTAAGTAGTATCTTAGGGTATACAAAAATGAATAGCCAAATCAATGATCAGTCGCTCTGGAATGACGCCGCAATTGAAGAGACTATCAAGCGTATGGACCCCGACAAACTGTATCGATATCAGAAGATGGCCCAGAGCTTATACGACAAGGCCAATGATCCTAACCCTCACACCATCAATATGGAGGTCGCTGCTCAAATAAGGTTGATGTTGCGTGACGGCCTACATCCTGACATGCTTGAGGAAAATGAACGCCAGATCTACATCGATGCATACGGTTTAAAGTCACTGGAGGAGTACTCAAAAGATGACGACAACACAAGCGACGATCAAAGCCCTGATTCAGACCAAGGCCAAGATCAAGGACTACCAAGTGATGATAAATGGACTACGAAAGCAGGAAAAAGAGTTGGTAAAAGAGATCCAAAACTACCTTAACGAACTAAACGAGCCGGGTATTCGCGTCGACGACAACACGTACATCACGCTGGCGAGCCACGAGAAGAAGATCAACCTCAGCAAGAAGGAACATGAGCAGCGCGTGCGTGACATGCTCTACTCGCGAGGTATCGACGACGAGGACTTCACCATGCAGCTCCTCAACAAGACCAGCGACGTGGTACAGGAACAGAAGATCAAGATCAACAAGGACAGTTAGGAGCGACCGAAGGTCGCTAGCCCCGCAGCGGACAGACTATGGACTTCACAGCGACACTTTATAACCACTAGTGGTTATAAATTTTGATGGTTGGACCTTCGGCTACCGCAATAAGAACTTACAAGCCTAACAGATCGTAATCTATGTCCTCATAACAATGGAGATCTACGTCCATCATGCTCTCGAGCCAGTCTCGGAATGGTGCCAGCTTGGGCACGTTATGAGCTAATATATCTAGACCTTTGTATCTGATGTACAGTTCATGCGTCTGGGCGTAATCTGAGAAAAGGTCAAAGTCTGGGCCGTACAGCTCCTGTCCAACGTTGTGGTTGAAGTCGTATCTATAGATGTCCCGTAGAGAGTGTACAACTAGATATTGGTTTACTGTCCTTATATATGCCGTGTTTAGTTTGAATTTGGCAATGAGGTCAGTGACCTTCACCTTGATGTCTTCTTTGGTCTTGCGCCCCCTGAACTCTATATCTTGGTATGAGCCAAAAGTGACTAGCTCAAGATCGATAGGGAACAGAGGTGCGGCACACTCTTCTGGGGTGTTAGGAGGGGTTAATAAATTCAAGGTTGACATGGTTAATTACAAGTTGTCTTTATTATGGTTATCTTTAACTCAAGCTCTTTAACTCAATATCTTTATGGGTCGTCGAAGCAACACTCGAGAGCCAACTTGATGGCTTTGTGAGACATACCTACCTTCATACTTTGATCTATCAAACCCATTCCGCTCAGGTTTTGCTTACCTTTGGTAACAATCTTCATCTGGTGGCACTTCTTGAGGAGCTCAAGCAATGAGTCCCAGTACCTATCAGTTGAGTCCTGAATGAGCTTGACCACGTTTTTATGAACCCTCTCCAACTCAGGTATGACGTTCTTGAAGAGCAGTGTCCCAAGATCAAGGACAACAAACAGCTTGGTCTCCTTCGGCCCGTTTGCATAGAAGATGTCAATCTCCCCGTCTTCGTCAAGCACAATCAAGTACTCCTCGGAGATGATTCCTATCTTGTATGGGATGGACTTGAGGGACGGCTCGAGGCGCTTGATAAGATCGACAAGGCCTTGGGGTGTCGACGTGGCATGCACCTCCTTAACAATGGACACGTCTGGGTCAGCGGCCAGAACAGCCTCAAAATTAACTTCATTGTCCCTCCATCTTGACAAGGATAGAAATTTCCTTGTGTCCATCTTGATCTCGTGCTTTGACGGTATGTAGAGGAGGCATGGTGTGCCGTTCTCCGTATTGAAATGTACGTAGCGTAGCTTGTCGTTCCGGCCGTAGAGCTCCTTCACCGTACATCTGAGGGCGGGTCTGCCACCACTCGTACTTCGGCCTGTTAGCAAGTCATACAATTTAGAATACAACAACATGTTTTTACTCACAGGAGTGATCTTTAGAGCCCTTTAAACCCACAGTCATCTAATGAGTAATTGATGAAGTCATTAATCTATAAATACTCTTTTTTACGTCACTCAGTAAGCGAGCGACCTGCCGAGCGGAGCTCGGCCGCCGGCGACCTTACCGAGCGGAGCTCGGCCGGCGGAGCCGCTCGGTCGCTGCGACCGAAGGTCGCCTCCGTAGCCCCGCAAGGTCGTGCACTGCTCTTCGTTGTTCGTTTCCTCTTCGGTGACGCCTTGCCCTCTTCGATGACTTTGATCAGTTCAGCGTTGACGATATTCTCCAGTTCATCTTCGTTTGTGTCGATGCGGAGCGGCTCCAGGTCGCACATGGCCGACTCGCACGGAGGGGATCGTGGAGAGGGTCTGTCGTATGGCTGTTCATATGATCCTTGATCATGAGGTTGTTGAGGATGATCGCTGACAGGTTTTTCGGCTACGTACTTGGGTCTATACATGGCCTGAAGGTCATCGGGAGGAGGGGGTCTGGCGAACATCATCTCAATTGCCTCGCAACGCTTGGAGAGCTTGAACATCTCCTGGTTCTGAGCTGTAACCTTGGTGTACATGAAGTAACCCACAATGGCGATGGCGACAAGACATATCGCACACACTATGATATTTTCCAAGTTCATTTTCTGATACCCACATAAATCGTTAACTCATAACATACAGAACTTGTTGATCATGTCCATATCTATTTCCAACTGACCTAAATTTATAACCTGATGTTATAAAATGAAGCTCCAACCAACCTGTTCTATTTGTTTGAGTAAGATCAAGATCATTGATCTGAGGATAGGCTCCAGACGTATGGGTCCTGGGCGCAAGCTCCTATGCAAGCACGTCTTCCATGCCTCATGTATAGACGGTATCTACAAGCCCCAGTGTCCACTATGTCAACACCCTATCTTCAACACAGACGAGGAGGCGCTGCTTACCTGTGCGACGGAAGAGGCGGCGATCGACATTCTCAAGAACCTCCACGAGCGTGATATCAACGTCAAGAACGTCTTCACCTTCCTCACTACCCCCTCTAGCATAAACTCTGTTGATAAGTACAAGTGGATAGTGGACCTCATGTACAAGTACTGCGACTTCACGGAGCTGCTCGCTGATAATCTGAATGATAAGGTCCTCGTAAAGGAGATCGTTGCTAGAGGCAAGGTCAATTGGTTCAAGACCTTCTATGGTGGTCTAACCTTCTTTGACTTGGTATACGAGCGAACAGACGACCCCGAGATCATAGCACTAGTACATGAGAGGTTACCTCATCAGAGTAAACCGGAGATCATCACTGTCTTGAGACCAACATCGACACGACCTACAACAGAGTCCGTTGTACCAGATCAACAACCATTAGTTCCACCCAGAACATACCAACGACACAGACGCATGGACAGCATGTCAGGTGCCACCAACGAACATCAACTATGGGGTACGTCAGGACCATTGAGGCCGGAACGAACAGCAACTGTTAGACGATCCCTGAGAGGTCCAAGATCTAAAGATCAATATGAGCAACCCTATCCATCTGCACCTCCTATTGAGTTGATGATCTGATATGAGCCATCAGACCTCATAACATAGACTTAGATAAATGATTTAACACCACCACGGTAATAGAAAATGTTCGTGACTATGATTTTCTACCTATTTACATTGATCAACCTCTTTGCCGTGAAGGACATCTACTGGCCACTATTGAAGGACCATATTGACGCTTTTGTGGCTCTTCATGACATCACCCGTAGTTGGTATACCGCCACCGTATGGGCCATCTTCTTCATCAAGATGTTAGCCATGGAATTATACAAAAAGAAGGTCACCAAACTGGAGCAGTGGTGGCACAAGACCGCAATCCCCCTCGGCAATGACAGGTTTCTACTGACTCACTATATTGATGGGGAGAAGGTTAAGCTGATCGTCAAGAAGCGTGAAGATGAGGTTATAGCTGTAGTGGACGATAACTACGAGGAGTGTTACATGGACGATGCCAAACCATTCCTCTTGTATGAACAGGAAGATCTGGGACCAGAGGCGCTTGGTCTTGACAAGACCCTCATCATCCAAACAGAAGAAGGGGAAATCCTGAGGAGAGAAGTAAAGACCAAACAGGAATAGATCTTTTGAAGAGGGTTATGTATAGACCAACAAAGACAAAATGAGTATATTGATCGTTCCATACAACGGCGAGAGCGCTGAGCTCACCAAGGTTTTGAAGGAATATAATGTGACCATACCCAAGAAGAAGGAGTGCAAGGGTGGATCATGTCCTATCCCGAAGCCTCTCAAGATGATGTCTGCTGCTGAGGTCGAGAATAGCATCGCCAACGCCATCAAGAATGTTACCAATGTGAAGCAGATCACCGTGCTGGCCCTGAACGATAAGGACCAACTCAGTCTTGTGGATATGAGTCGTGCAGGCGACTGGGGCACCATGAAGAAGGGTGTAACCGTCAAGATCATAAATTCATCATAAATGGAAGTGGTCGCCGACTGCAAGCGCTAGGGTTTTGTAACCTCTCGGGGTTACCAAACGAGTATTTTTCAAACAAACGATGTGTCGCCTTACGAATACGTGATACGGACCATTGAGCCGACTCCTGGTTTGTCGAAGCCATACATCTTCTTTGCGTCAGATAGTGACATCTCTGGCTTCATGAAACGTCTGTTTACGTAATTATGGGCATCGACAAAGAACTTGAAGAGGTTCTCCCGTGATGATGTGGCTTGGTCTAAGTCGACCGTCTTCAAAAACGCAAAGAAGTGTTCCTTACAGGCGAGGCACGGGATAAGGAGTGGCATGTTGCCGATGATCTTCTTCATACCGTCTTGAACAAAGATAGTTGGTCTGTTGGGATACGTTGTGGTGGCATTATGGAACGTGAACCAAAAGGCAGGTCCAAACGCGTCCGGGTCGTATGAAGATCCCTGTGTAGTTGTCGTTACTTTGACCTCAATGGGTTGTTGATAGAGTTCGTTGGCTCTGGCGTACATTTTAGTATACCTGGGTTTTTTATAGCTCATGATTCCTCCTGAATAATTAGATCCAAATTGTCAATCAATATATGGCTTACCAAGGTTGTCGAGCTTGAGGCCACTGACCATGTTCATGAGGTTGTTGATGTCGACTGCCTCGTTGCGCTCGACAGCCCCCATGGTGTCGGTCACGACCTTTAGGGTGCTCTTCGTCTCGTCGTCGAGCTCGTTCTGGACACTGCCGATGACGCTGGCGACGGTGCCGGTGAGGTCCTTGATACTGTATTTGCCTGTCTGGAGGTTATTCTTGATGTTGCTGACCATCTGCTGGAACCCGGGCTTGGACATGAGGGCATTGATGTCGCTGATGTCTTCCAGATCGCCCATGGTCTTGACCTGCTGAATCACATCAGACATGATGGGGTTGTTCTCGAACGCTGCCATCGCCCCAGTAAGACCAGTGGCCCCACTGGCAGGCATCATCTCAGCAGGCTTACCATCAGGGAACATGACCTGTTCAACCTTCAGGATGTTCTCCCAGAAGATGTCGTTGTCGGAGAAGTTGTCCATGGCCAAAGTGATGGACGTCTTTCCGGTCTTGAAGTCAGGGGAAGACATCTTCTTGTCGGCCAGGTTCTGATTGGCGACGAGGAAACGTTTGAAATGTTCGACCTCCTCGGCCTTGTCGGTATCAGACGAGATCTTGTTCAAATGTCTGTTGGTGTAGGTAACGATCATGGGGTAGCGGCGCTTGGCGTATTTGAGGGATGAGAAAAACTCTGTGAGGGCATCAAATTCCATCTTTTGTTTTCGCATACGCCCCGTTAAACCATTAAACCCCTTCAGAACATCCTATATCAGTGGTTCATTGTAACTTAAATTGGACAGATGTTTGATCATGTTGCGCTCTAATTGTTATAGTCAGATTGTACAGAAGTACCAGAATAGGGCTCCTGCAATAAAGCCAATGAGAAGAGACCAAGCCCAATAGATCTCTACCACGAATAGGAGGCCAAACACGATGAGCATGACTAGGAACGCGAGGAGGAGGGTGCGTGAGTTGTGATCTATGCGCTCTAGCGCTATGGAGCGACCTTCGGTCGCAGGGCGGGGCTCCGCCCCGTAGTCCTCGTCGGCGATCTCTCCCATGTACATATATGTCATTTTCACTTGTTTTTTTACTTCCTGGAAAATAATACATCTTTCTGATAAGTGACTATGAAATTATTGTGTAATTTAACAGGTTAATGACAAACGGATTTACAATGGCTTAAGAAATATCAACCACTATACAAAGACTAAATGGTGAAAGAGGAGAACGCCCATTATCACAACGTGAACAAGTTTGTCGTTGCTTTCCTGAACGCTAGCGCGTTCGCAACCCCGGAGTTGATTGATGAGTGGAAGACCAAGTCAAACCTCAACAAACTCAAGAGTGCTATCAAGAAGACCGACAAGCCCAGCCACCCCCCGCGCCCCAAGAGTGAGTACATCTTCTTCTGCGAGGAGGTGCGCCCTATCATTCAGGAGGAGATGCGCAGGGAACTGGGTGAGGACGGGAAAGAGTGCAAGATCGACATCCATGATGTCACGTGCGAGCTTGGCCGCCGGTGGAAGCAATTCAAGCAGGTCCCCGATCCTGAAATGAAGAAGAGGATCGCCGAGTTGGCAGAGACCGACAGGAAGCGCTACCACATCGAGAAGGATGCCATGCAGAAGAAAGAGACCAAGAACGACAACCATCTCAAGAGTAAGTACCTCTACTTCTGCAAGGAGGAGCGCGACAAGAATCCCAAGATCATGCTCTCCAACATCGCAATCATGTGGGCTGCCAACAAAGACGATGACAAATTGAACGAACGTTACCAGACCGCAAAAGAGAAGGCTATTGCAGCCCCCGTTTCTATTGAGGCGTAAATTGCTTCATTACTCTTAAGAGTAATGAAATATCACTACGGCTATCATTAAGGTACGGCTATCATTAAGGTACGGCTATCATTAAGGTACGGCTATCATTAAGGTACGGCTATCATTAAGGTACGGCTATCATTAAGGTACGGCTATCATTAAGGTACGGCTATCATTAAGGATTACGGC